CAGCCTGACGGGGCATCGACGGGCCCGCCTGCTCGATGGCAAGTGGGCCGCTGCCGAGGGTCTGGTCTACCCCGAGTTTGACGCGACGACGCATGTCATCACGACCAACGTCATCCCCGACTCATGGCGGCGAATCGTGTCCATCGACTTTGGATACAAGCACCCGTTCGTGTGCCAATGGTGGGCCATCGACGAAGACGGGCGAATGTACCTGTACCGCGAAATCTTCAAGTCGCAAAGGATCGTTGCCGACCATGCAAAGCAGATTCTGGCGTTGTCGAAGGGCGAGCGAATCGAGGCGTTCATTTCGGACCATGACGCGGAGGATCGGGCAACGCTGGCGGCTGCGGGCATCCAGACCATCGCCGCGAAGAAGGACCATCGAGTAGGCCGGGACGCGGTACACGCCCGCCTGACCGTGCAGGCCGACGGCAGGCCCCGTCTGTTCGTGCTGGCCGATTGCACCGTGGAGACCGACCCGATCCTCTACACGGCCAAGCGACCGACCAGCACGCTGGCCGAGTTCGACTGCTACGCCTACCCGAAGGGGCAGGACGGGAAGGCGGAGAAAGAGGAGCCTGTCAAAGAGCAAGACGACGGCATGGACGCGATGCGATACGCGGTGATGCACCTTGACGGCCCGCGTGAAAGTATGGGCGGCTATGCGGCGGTTACACTTGCGGGTAGTCCAGAGACTCAGGCACCCAAGGCCAAGGCGGCATCTGCGGCGGCGATTGAAAGGACGTGGTTCTAATGGCGAAGCGAGCAACCAAGCCGAAGGCAGAGCAGCCCGTGATGCGTGGCGTGAAGGCCATCAACCCGTACGACTCACGCGAGTTGCCGGGTGCGTACGTTGCCGCAACGGTCATCACGGGCGAGGACGTTTCGACGTGGTACAACACCACGGGCCGCGACTTTGAGTTGATTGCAAGGGCTGGCGTTGGCACCCCGAACCATGCGTGTACGACGATGGCGACGGTGTGTGCGTCCCAGACGTTGCGGCTGTACCGGCGTGCTGGTTCCAAGCCAAAGGCGTACGGGACGCGGGCGATCACCGACCGCAAGAAGATCAAGTACCTGGCGGGCGATACCGACGTTCCAGTGTCCACGATCAAGGGAGCGAACTACGCGGCGAAGGCTAATGACGGCATCGAGGAAGTGACCGACCATCCGATCTTGGATGTGCTGCAGAACCCGGACCCGGTGTACACCGGGCAGTTGTGGATGCTCCTGCTGTGGTGGCAGCGTGAGGCGTGCGGGCGTTCGTACATCTGGGCGGGCGATTGGGTAGGCCGTGGGCCGCGAATCCCAACAAGCCTCTACATCCTTCCGAGTGCGTACACATGGCCCGTCAAGTCAACCACCGGCCTGATTGACTCGTTTGTGTACGGTCGCAACCGTGCCCAGATGATGCGGGTGCAGCCTGAAACCGTGGTGTATCTGCGGCACTCGCCTAACCCGTTCGATCCGGTCGGGGCGTGGGGCCCGTTGCAGTCGGTTATCGCGGAGGCGGACATGGAAGCGGCGGCGTTGAGTGCCGAGGTTGCCCGCTGGAACAACGGCGGTATGCCGGGCATGGTGTTGAAGGCATCCCCGACGACGACCGACCCGCAAATGGGCCAGATGCAGGCCGCGTTGAGCCGTGCCGTGCAGGGCGTTGGCAAGGCCGGTAGTATGCTCTTGCTCCGTGACACGGAACTGGTTCAGTACGCCACCAAGCCCCACGAGATGCAGTACGTGCAGGGCATGGACCATGCACAGAAGCGGATCTATGACGCGTTCGGTATCCCAGAGTCGATCTACCGGCTGAACTCCGCGAACCTTGCGAGTGCGATGGTGAGCGATGGTCAGTTCGCCCGCTACGCGATTGCCCCGCGTTTGGCCGTGATGGCTAGCGAGTTGACCGAGGGCCTGCTGCCGATGTTCGGCATCGAACCCGGCGACATGTGGTTCGCGTATGACAACCCTGTCAAGGACGACGTTATCACGCTGGCCGATGTGTACCTGAAGGGCGAGCAGGCCGGTATCGTGCTGCCCAATGAGTACCGCCAGATCATCGGGCTTGAAGCGTTGCCGGATGAAATGAACGTGCCTAGGTATCGGCAGACTACGGCACCGGCCCCGCTGCCCGATCCGTTCGCGGTAATGGGTGGCGGCAAGCCCGACGAACTCGAACCAGAGGACGAAGGCGATGAAGAGGCCAAAGCGGACGAACCTGAAACCAAAGCCGTTGCGTCTGGATCTGATCTTGGAGCGTGCAAATGCGGTGCTTGTCGCAAGGGCGGCGGAACGAATGGGGCTCATGCCGCATCGAATGACGCCGCTCGTCCTGCTGGCGATTGCAAGGCGGGACCAGCCGTACACGGACCCGTCAAACTGAAGTCATTCATTGACGAATGGGACGAGGCGGCTCAGGTGCCCAAGTCCACGGCGAAACTGTTCGGCCAGTTCCAGAACGCTATGAATGCGTGGTACGCGGCGACGATGCCCGCGATGGTGAATGACAATCTGGCCGTGGAGTACCCCACCCCCGAGGCCATGCGTAAGTTCACGCAGATTACCGACACGTTCATTTCGAAGGTTCTGGAGAATGGTGCGGCGGTGGGCATCGCCAAGATCCCCGGTGCGACCGAAGGAACGTGGAACATCGCCAACGAAGGGGCCATGAAGTACGTGCGGGACCGTTCGTTTGAGTTGGCAAAGTCTGTCCCCGAAACCATGAAGGGCACCGTGCAGGCCGTAGTGGAGAAGGAGCTTGCGAACCCCGAAGGCTACACGGTCGATACGGTCAAAGAGAAGATTGCCGAGCAGGTGCCAGAACTGAGCGGGTATCAGGCCGAGCGGCTTGCACGGACCGAGACGGCGGACGCATTCAGCGAGGGCCAGCGGCAGGCGTGGAAAGCTGAGGGCATCGCGGGTAAGCAATGGCTCATCGGTGGCGGGCCTTGCCCCGACTGCGAAGGTGTCGCCGCGAAGTACCCCGGACCCATCCCGATTGACCAGCCATTCGAGTACAACGGACGCAGCGTGCAGGCCCCAACGTGGCACCCGAACTGCCGCTGTGCCCTTTCCCCTAGCAACGAACTGCCGGAGACACCCAATGAAAACCAGTGAAGTTGAGCAGATGATCGACCGTATCCGGCTGCGGGCACGTGCCTTCAAGTCGATGGACAACCAGGCAAACGCTATCGGCGTGGTCGCGGCCCCGTGGGGTGCCCATCGCAAGAGCGGCATCAAGGCTGCGGACCCGGCCAACGGGCGGCCCATCGAGATCACCTGCTATGCGAACACGGCGGCGGTCGATACCCAGCGTGAGGTAGTGCTGCCCGCTGGCGGCGACGTGCGTTCGTACCTGACCGTGAACGCGAACCTGTTCGTAGACCACCGGTACGACATGGAGCATGTGGTAGCCAAGTGCATCCGCATGGCACTCGATCCGGGCGGGTGGCTTTGCACCGGGCAGTTCCTTCGCGGGTTTGAGACCGAATACACCAAGGCATGCGTAGCCTTGGCCCGTGCGGGCACGCTCGCCATGAGCATCGGTTTCGAGAGCATCGAATCCGGCCCGCCGACCGTTGAGGAACGGGTAGCCTACCCCGGCGTGGAGTACATGATCCGCCGATGGAAGGCTCTGGAGGTTTCGTACACCGCTATCCCCGTGAACGTCACGTGCCGTCTGGTGGCGACCAATCTGGACGCTGCGGCAGAGGTGGCTGACAAGAGCCGGAAGGCCCTGATCGAAGCACACGTGAAGCCCGAAGTCATCCAGCGGTTTGGCATCCGTCCCAAGAAGATTCTTGTACTTGGCGGGTGATTGAATCGCGGGGTACACTTGTAGCGACATCGCACTCCTCCTTTCGCGGGTTCTCCGGAGTCATGCCCGGAGGACCATTCAACCAAATAGACCCTGCGACCGCTTCCGATCCGATTGCGTCCCGTGTGGGCCGCATACGCAACGGGAAAGCATGAGCAGAGATTCACACCACGCCGCGAGGCGAAGGAATCTCACTCATGAATCGCAAGTCACTTCTCGAACTGCTCCGTAACAACGGTTACACCGAAGCAACCCCGACGCTGGAAAGCGTCAAGTCATTCATCAACAACACCGTCGGCGGCGGATTCGTCATCAACGGTCAGGACGGAAACCCCATCGACATCGATGCGGTCTGGAACAAGAAGGCAGTTCTCACGCTCGAAGGCGACAACGCCACCGACGCGATGAACTCGGCTGACCGCAAAGCCGTCATCAAGGCCGCCAAGGGCACCGACAGCCCCCACACCGGCGACGATGATGCCCCCCAGCGT